TCCAGATGCCAAGGCTTTAGCTTGAATCGCATCATTTGAAATCCTGGTCGAATAAGCTGCTGATGGATTTAGATAATTGTCCAAAGCATTCTGAGAAGTTGCTTGAGTCTGAACTGGTTGATCTGCTTGAACTCTATTTTGAATTCCAGCAACAGTTCCAGCGGCTCCAGTTTGTCCAGCTTGAATATATGGAGTTGCATTAGCTGTCGCCTGACCTCTACCAGTATTCAAAGTATCAATACCTTTCTGAGCTTGAGCAGCATATTCGGCTTTAGCTTTAGCTGCTGCTTTCTCTTCTGATTGACCAGCTAAGAAAGAACCTATACCACCAACCACACCACCAAGCGCAGCGCCCCACGGACCAGCAACACTACCAGCAGCCGCACCTTGACCAGCACCTTTTAGAACATCAGCCATAATAATTTAATCCTCGTTTTATTGTATTTAATTAGGTCACATTTAAGAAGAACCATTCATTCAAAATAGTTCCGGCAGTTAGAGGAGGAATAGTAATCTTAGTATCTCCAGCAGTTATTGAGAAATCCGTATAATTAACTGAGTACAAAACTGGGAATGGTAGACTAATTGATACATTTCCACTTCCATTATAGTTGAAGAAATACCTATTACCATCTATCGTATAATTGAATCCTTGCACATTATTTGATGAAGTTCCATTATTCGTTGTATTGGAGCCAGTTTTAACAGTTGACATACCAGAAACTACATCAAATAATTTTCTAAACCATAATTCCCAAGGTTGATTTAAGTCTTTATCACTCATACCAACAATTGAATCTCTAACAGGTATTGGATTTAATGTATTAGTTTTTATTGAAGTGGCCATTGTTAATTACCTAAAGGAGTAACATCAGCCAATAGACCAACGATAATGACCGCAACTGGATCTGTACAAGTTAATCTAAAGACTGTATTCCTACTCACACCCCAAGCTAAAAGTCTAGATCTCTGAGCATATGCACCAAATCTGCCAATTCCGACAATTCTTTCTGTAGTATAATTGTTTCCAGAATCTCTACTAATAGCTATTTGCATTGTAGGATTTAAACCAACACCAGCAGATGTATTGATATTAGTTCCAGTACCTTGCTGTAGTATTGGCTGAACTGAATTTATTCTAATACGATTACCATTAGCCCATAAGATTGGAGTAGTTTTTACACATTTAATGTAGTTAACTCCTATACCATTTGGATTATCATTCTGGTAGTAATCTTGGTCTAACCAGTAATAAGCATTGGTATCTTTATCTCCAAAAATGTTCATGGAATAATTGAAATAACTAAACATTCCTTTCCATCCAGAGAGTTCACCATTCTCATCCAAGTAAGTTCTTTCATGCCAAGCACCAGTAACAATATCAAATACCAAGGTTTGTTTAGCTGATAGGAATTGCATAATATAAAACGTATGACCTGATTGACTGTATACATATCCAACACAATCATCATATTTACCCATTAAGTTTATGATCTGCTCAATACCTCTTGTAGATACTCTGACAGGACTGAAACTATTATTTGTGAAGACTCCAACAGCTCCATTTTTATCATTACCAAGCCAGAATATATTATTTGCGTAACGAGCTGGACTATTAATCGCTGCTAAACCGATCTCAATAATAGCACCTTCATATCGAGCCCAGGTCTGAGGAGTATTACCAGTATCATAATGAACTTCTATGGAATTATTACCAAATAGCCATATCATATTGTTGGTATCTATAATTCTCAGTATGTTTCCAGGACGAGCAACTTTGGATCCAGACTGAAGTGGTGTCCAATAACCATCAATAATAAGAGGATCGTAGTTTTGATAGTTTTCAGAATTGTCCAAGTATTGATAAGATGGATATGACCAGTAGTATTGATTAGAATTAGGTATATTTATTATGAAATAGGTATCAATACAACAAACAGAAGTTGGAGCATTTTGTCCATTATTTCCAGGGAAGTATTGATCTTTAATCTGTGTAAAAGTTGAGCTAGTGAAATCATATATCCATCCATTACTACCATCAACAATCATTAACTGAGCACCATTTTCAGCCATTGATATATTACCAGTCATAGTATTCAAAGTTCCAATATCAATCTTCTGACCATTTGAGAATAACTTTGAGACTTTATTGGAATTACAGACATAGGTTATTCCATCAGAAGTAGTTAACATTCCTCTTGATCCACCAACACCGGATGTAGATGGAGATAGCAGTTTTAGTCCTGGAATCTTTATAAAGTAATAAGGTTGTTTGGTTGTAGCTGCTGGACTAATCTCGGTATATAAGTTCTGACAAATCTCAACACCTACAGAATTATATGGAGATACGTAAGGCTTTTCGGAACCTATAGGAATTACTTGTTGTGGCATTTAGCAACCAGCCCAGAAATTAAAACTTCCTGCATTAGAGAAGTCATTTTTAAGTCTCGGAATATTATTGATTACATTTCTCTGCTTAATATGTTTCATTGCTGAGTTGGCCATAGTTATTAGACCTTCTGATGGATTTTGACCGAACATTGGAGATAAGTGAAGTGCTAAGTTATAGATCAATGCTTCAATATATTCTGGAGGTAAAACGACTAAATCTGCAATACTCTGATAGAAGTCAAAATAGGATTTACCAACAACTCTAATGGAATAGCCAGCTGGAACCATAGGGAAGAACCACAATTGATTGAAAGGCATACCTTCTATAAAGTAACAAGCTTGAGGTATCGAAACTACATTCTTGATCGGTAAGTTTGTGTATTCCGAGTAACTCTTAATTGGCACCTGAAATGTCAAAGTACCCATTATAATATCGACCTGATCTATTGTTGCTGGTCGTTCCAATATATCACCAGAAGTTGGAACAGGAAGCTCACCATTAATAGCTAAACCCATATTGATCACTGCAGTATTAGTTTTAACCATTATAGTATTATCGAAAGTATTATAGTTCATATAATTGTTCGACCATTTCGATAATAGACTGTTTAACTGTAATAGAGACGATTGATAAACTGCTGGTTCAATAGCTTCTCCGAAAGATACAGCTCCGACTGATTGTAAAGCCTGTGTTAAGACATCGTTGACTGTATAATATTTTCCACCAACCATTAAATACCTCGTTTTACATTATATTTAACCCAACAAAAAAGACCCTCAGTTATTAGCCGAGAGTCTTTAATTTTTATCTAACAGTTATTACGAACGGATTCTAACAATTCCCGCTGGAATAAGCAATTTCACACCAATCAAAAGATCAAGTCTGATAGCAACACCAACAGCACCAGTAGCACCAGGAGCAACACCCATCAAGTCGAAAGTCATAGAAGTTCTGATACCGAAACCAGTCTCAGGATCTCTTTCATATCTGGTATTAGCGCCAAGTTCACGATAATCTGGAAGTTCTGGAGCAGCAATAGCAATAGACTTAGGATACATGATGACAGATTCTTTGAAAGTATCTCCACCAGTGAAACCAACAGAACTATCAAATACCGCAACTTTATCACCAGAAGCCAACTGACGAGAGATGTTCAAGAAGTCACCGGCATATATTGGAGCTGGAGAAACTACAAACTGAGCAGTAGCTGCAGTTAGAGTTACAGAACCAGCAGCATTAGGAGTAAGACCAGTAACACCAACCACTGTAAACTGCTGACGATTGGACTGAAGTTTACGGTTAAGTGGATTTACAGCAACAACGTCACCATTCTGAGGAGTGACCTGCGAAGCATTAGAAGTAGCCATTTTGTTGGTTGGAAGAGCGGAACCAATTGTGAACACGTCTCCAATATTGATAGTCTGACCATTAGTTAAACCGGCAACTGATACGAGTCCAGTTTCAGCCCAACCAGAAGCCAACTGACCAGCAGAAGTGGAAAGAGTAACACCAGAAGTCCAAGCGGAACCAGTAGTGTGAGTTGCGAGGTTTGGTGAAGAGAAGAACTTAACACCAAACGCCTCAACATACTTACCATCATCCATAGAATCCTCGGAAGCTCTGTAGTTCGTGCGGATAGTAGCCTGCTGTGAAAGCAACTGAGCTTCAGCTTTAGGAGTCAAAACGCCGATACGATCTTCAAAAGGAATACCAGCATCACTCAAGATCTGATTAGCGAGCGTAACGTCGGAAGCCAAAAGCGAATAGTTAGGAACAAGCTGACCGTTGATCACTGCATTGTTGCCCGAACCATATATACACCAGTTTGGACCAGTCAATGTAGTCGTTACAGCAGATCCACCACCCAAACCTGGATTACCACCAACTACAGCGGACTGAGTAATATTAATACCAGCATTGGAAATAACGTCAGCTATAATAGTATCGACCTGATTAACGATAGACTTGATCCATGAGCGAGCGTAGCGTTTCTTGAAGTCTTCGACACGGAAGCCCCAATCGGAATCCTGGAAGAATGGAGTATACTTGATTGGAGAGGTCAAAGCCAATACAACCTGAGTATCAACAACTGTCTGAGCATTATAAGCCCATGTACCATCATTCACAGCCTGGATTTGAACAGGTCTACGAACAGACATAGAGGTACCAATTTTGTCGGTCTTTCCAAACTTTTCAGAATAAGACCAATCTGCATGCTTAGAGATAGCAGGCATATTATCGTAAAGATAGATCATCTCTTTGGTTACGATGTTCGAGTTAATAAGATTTCCAGCAGCCATTTTAATTTTCCTTTTTTGTCATTTAAGACGTATCTCAATCTATTTTCAGTCTCAGGAAGTTCAGATTTTATGTGGTTTTCTATCTCCGAACTTCCCAAAACCTTTAATAATTTTGAAATGAGGTAGGCCAGCTTTAACCATCAAATTACCGAGTGATGTGCTCGTATTAGTTATTTAACAGAAAAGCCACTCGGTTAGGAATGGCTTTAATTTATC